GATTGCTGATTTCTCCTGCTTCGTCAAGGGACTTTCCTCTAACCCATTCTGTGAGTAACGATGAAGAAGCAATAGCACTGCCGCATCCGTAAGTTTTAAATTTAGCGTCTTCAATAGTTCCGTCATCCGATACTTTGATTTGCAACCGCATGACGTCTCCACATGCTGGAGCGCCGACCATGCCTGTTCCGACACCTTCTTCGTCATCGGAGAACTTACCAACGTTTCTAGGATTCTCATAGTGATCTAATACCTTATCTGAGTACATGTTAACTACCTTGAAAGAAGTTATCTATCTCTCTAGCTTTGTCGTCTATCCAAATATCGTAATGTGGTTTGCCAACGTTAAACTCATGATACTTGACACCCCACTCCTTCAACTGTTGCTCAGTTCTTGTATACCAATCTATACCTGATACAGAACCTCTAGCAGTCCAATAATGTATCTCGTGCCCCTCATCATACAACTTGTTAATCTGCCTAATCCTATCCATGTAAGGTTTACTTTTGGAATAGTCAGGAAACTCTTTATTTTTTTCTCTGACTGTTTGCTGCTCGCATATCGTTCCATCGATATCTACCATATAACGCATTAAACTTTCTTCCATTGATTACCTGTGAATTGCAGCAACTCTGTAACCAGACTGCTGTACAAGTTCTACTATTTGATCATCCGACAGATCAAAATTTTTCTTTAGTACAAGGTTAAGTGTTTTATTATCCAGATCAACGTAAGTTGCTGTCACTTCATCTTGTTTCGCAAAAACCTTGTTCATAGCCGTTGCGCAGAAGTCACATACAACGCCCAGTACCTCTACAACAACAGGCGTTCCACCGCTTTCAAGAGCTTCATGAATTTCCGCAGTGTGAGTGATACTGACACTATCATCACTTGCAACTGTTGCTATCGATAAAAATGATAGAAAAAGTATAAGTAATGTTTTCATTAGATTCTCTTCCATTGATTGAGTCTTACAGATAATTCAAGGCCGCGGAGGGTATTATTATCTATAACATTTTGAATGTCCTTAACACCACTTTTTACCATTTCATTTATATCTTTTTGTAATATTGAACTTGGCCATATCACCATACTGTAATTATCAACCAGTTGCTCCATCGCCTTAACCAACTGCTTGTTACGAGGTTGGTTATCAAATACTAATACAACCTTATCCTGATCGAGCACCTTCGACACTGCGTTAAGATCACTACTACCTACAGCTACACTATTATCGAGGAACATACTATCGAAAGGTCCCTCAGTAACATATACGACTTTAGTTTGATCGACCTTGTTCAGATTGTATATAAGAGGAGCATTATCATCTATACGTATGGTAACGTATCTCAGCTTACTATCGTTTATTGCACGGCAGTTAACAGCTGTTAGATTACTATCAATATCATAGAAAGGAATAGCAATCCTCGGATCATTTCCAAGGACCCTATCTTTATACTTTTCACTAAGATTCTCAAGTTTTTGACTATCGTCCACATAATACAGACCGTCCCAAGCATGCTCAGGAATCTCTCTGTCGCGCAAGTACTGTTCACCAGGAGAGCCCTTGACTGGCACTAGCAGCTCATCTAGGATAGTCTTAGATTTAAAAACAGGAGCGCTAAAGTCAAACGAAGAAATAGTATTGTTGGATTGATTACGTTCAGAGAACGTCTCCAGCACATACTGCTTATGCAGCATAGGATCAACTTGCTTTAAGAAGTTTCTCAGGTTGCTGCTATAAGAGCAGTTATGGCACTTGTAGAATATTCCTCCTTTCTTACTGAAGAAGTATCCACGAGCTTTCCATTTATTCTTTTGACTGTCACCACAGATAGGACATCTGAAATTAGCAGTGTATGGATGGTTGCTCTTTACCTGATATCTGTCGAGCCGACTGGATAAAATCCCAGCAAACTTTCTATCGATCCATTCACTCATTACACTACACCCAATAGCGGCAACACCGCTATCATACAGAGGTAACGAGCAAATGTCAACTAGGAATGTCTGGGAGTTCTTTAGGCTGCTTCACATCATAGCCAACAGGATGGACCGTTTTGATTTCAATCCGGCTTCCATCTCTTTGGATGAGTTTGATATGCTTATCGGTAAGTTTAAGAATTTTCTTACAGCAGTAGGTTTTAGGATCACGGTTAGTGGTTTTGGAGCCATCAGGGTTAACCACTGTGGCTCCTTCAAACCAAATAGTAACCTCGTAATACTTTACGAAGAAGGATAAGACCCACCGCCAAAATCTCTTTAACGTTACCAGTAATGTTGACATTACTTGCTCAGCTTTTCGTCGAGCTCTTTAATCATGTTTGCTTTGGTCTTGCGCTTATCAAGTTCAACACCAAACTCACGACCAAGTTCTTCTAGCTTTGCTTTAGTCAACTTTTTCAGCTCTTCAGCACTTGGTAGTTTGCTAAGAGCCTCTTCCATATCTTCTTTCAAGTCCTCTACTGCGTCTTCGATCTTTTCTTCGATCTCGTCAACAGTAGCTTCAACTTCCTCAACAACCTCTTCAACCTTCTCGTGATTGGTATACATCCACCAAGCCACACCAACGAGCAAAGCTATTCCAATAATAATAAGTTCCATTACAACCTCCTAAGTTACATAAACATCTGGTTAGCTAAACCTACTATAGCAGCACCTACAACCAACCAAACCATCTTAGTAATCACACCTATAGTTCGCGAGTTCTCATTTACCTTATCTTCTATAGTATCTAACTTCATTGAAAACTTGTTCATACGATCATATGCAGCGTGATTATTTTTTTCTATAGCTATTAGCTTTTCTTCAGCTCGAGCTAAAGAAACCATAGCATCAGATAACTTATCAATTTTTTCCTCAATACGATCAAGTCGTACTGTTTGAGTTTCTCTTGACATCTTAGTTGGATCCTGAGAAAAGGGTTTGTTGTAATTTTGTCAACGTGCCTTCTTGTACTACTTCCTCAGTATCCTCAGGAAGTTCCTGCTTGGCTATACTATCCTCATAATAAAGTATTAAACTTTTTTGCTGTCCTATGTATCTTTTTAGATCTGCCATAGTCAAAGACAAGTTTTCATAGTGAGGGACGCTAATAGCAAAGAAAACTACATCACCATTTTCGTTTTCAAACCTCTCTAAGAACTCTTCGAGGTTTTCTTTATTGACAGTATAAAAATAAGTAGGATATACAGTTACACCTTTAGGATGTGGCTGTATTGGAATCTCTTTCTCAACGTAATCAGTCTTTACAATTATTCTTGGCTCAACTGAACTACATGCAGCTAAACTACTCGCTAACAGTATCAGTGATATCGCTTTCAACTGGTTTGTCACTTGTGTACTCCTCAAGTTCCCTTGCAAGTTTCTCAACTGCATTATTTACTCTCTTTTCAATCATACCAGGCTTTTGAAGAGCCAGAGCTGTTAAATTGTGTCTACGTAACTTAGATATCAGTTCGTCTTGATATTGTTCTGCTTCTCTAGCTCGAACATTTAGTTCTTCCATACGAGCTTTGGCTTGTTCTGCATCTTCTTTCATTTGATTGATAGTTGCGAGATTAGTTTCAGCAACCATTTCAAGTTTGGCATTGTTATCACGAAGTGTAGCTATAGTAGCTTGTGTATCTTTATAGTAAAAGAAACCACCACCAGCTATACTTCCAAACAACAATAATATAATCAGAATTGGCATTACACGTTCTCCATTCTCTCCATCAACCTTTCAGCACGATTAGTCACTTGTCTATACCAAAGTGAATCTCTACCTTCAACAGCAGCCTTTTTCCAATCACCTTCTGAGATAGCTGCATTAAAATTCTTAAATTTACTGAGCCTAGTCCTGCCCATATTAAACATCATATTAACCAGGATCTGCTGGACTTCGTCTGGTAGGTCGTCAAATTTCCCTCTTTCGTATAGAGCGTGACATTCTCCGATGGCAGTGTCAAGGTCTGCTTCGAAACACTCCTTAACTCTTTGCTCCGTAACTGGAGTTCCAACTGGTTGTCCAGCCTCCGGGTCACTTTCGAGGACAAGGTGACCAACTCCAAACGTGGGGTAACCGAGGTGATCGTTGTAGATGACATATTCGACTCCTTCGTCGATCTTAAGCTGTTCATAAACTGCCTCTCTGTTCATCACTTACTCCCCATGTTCTTAATAAACATTGCCTGCTTATATAGTTGGTTGCCTCTTTTCTTAGAAGCTCCACCTTTTGCTTTAAGCCTTTTTGCAACTGAGATCAGCTTATCAGCATCTGACTTAGTTACTTTATCACCAGCACCTTTGCCCAGGTATTGAGCTGCTTTACGCTTAATACTACCTGGTCTAGATCCTGGCTTAGGTGCCTGTCTAAAGTCTTCAAACTTTTTCATACAGATCTCTTTTCCGACCGCTTACCGTAGTAATGTTGTTTCCAATGTTGTAATTCGTCCATATAACAGTTGTGGTCTTGAGACCTTGCCCAACTCAATTCTTGGATGATACGGTTATACCATTGCTTATCGTATTCGTCTTTTGCTTTAGACATATCACTAGCAAGCTGACTTATACGAATATCAATATATTCGATAATCGAATGTTGTTTTCCTCTACGCATAATCTACTCGCAACAGTCACAATGACAACAGCTACAACACTTACATTTGCTGTTCATAGCTCTCTC